CAGTTACTACGTCTGCAGTACCAAGAATTGCCATATCTGCTACAGCATCTGCAGTACCTAATCTACCTATTTCAGTAGCTTTGGCTGCAACTGCACCTATATCTGAAGCATCCGCTGCAACAGAAGTTACGTCAGAGCTAATACCAGCAACAGTAGTTACATTGCTTGATATACCTGCTACTGTAGTTACATTAGCTTGAATACCAGATACTGTATTAATATGTCCTTGATTAGTGGTTGTAGGTATTAGTGCTGCCCAAGCAGAACCATCCCAAGCAAACATCTGATCAGAAGTACTGTTCCAATATAATGCTCCATCTATTAAAGCATTGCTATCGTTGTCTGTAGACGGCGCAGATGATTTAGCTCCTAAATATCTATCGTCAAATGAATCATAAGATGCTGCAGCATTAGTCGCACTTGTAGAAGCGCCACTAGCACTTGTAGATGCAGCTGAAGCACTACTGGCAGCAGCTGTTGCGGAAGCAGCAGCCTCAGCAGCGGAAGTATCTATAGCAACTTCAGAACCTACGTCACCTGAATAAAAAGAATTTCTTGCCATATATATCTCCTACAATAACGGTGAGTCAAAACGAGAAGCAAAAGAAGAACCTTTTAAACTAGCTCTTATTTCTTTTTGATTTAACGCATTAACTTTTCTTAATGTTAATTCATTAAACTTTTGCTCCATCTCTACATCACCTAAAAACGTGGCACCTACAGCACATGAAGCATAAAGTATTGTTTCAAATTCTGTTCCTAAGATCCAAGGTATTGTTTCAATATAAGATGTTCCAGTACCTGTACCAACACTTGTAGCTTTAAATATAGTGCCAACATTATTGTTAGCAGCACCATGATTAGTCCAAGTAGTAGTTCCAGCTACTGCAATTTTATAATAGTTATCTACAACCATTGCAGTTGCAGCTGTAGCTGCTGTAGCATAAGTTCCTACTGGATCTTCCGCTTTATAATAAGTCATAACAAATGTACCGGAAGCTTCTTGCTCTCCATTTTCATCTGTTAATAAAAAGTTGTTTGCTTGTCTTGTATAAGAATGAGTAACCTTTTGATTACTAAATGTTTTTGAATCAATTCTACTTAATACAATATCATCATCTTTATCAGCCTTATCAAGCTTTAATTCTATAATTTCAATTAATCCAGCAGGAATTATTATACTGGAATTAGTTGATGTAACTGTAAATGATTGTACTACTTCTAATGGTGGAACTCTAAGATCTTCATAAAGTCTTGCCTCACCTATAGAAATAAAATCATCTAATTGAGAATCGGTTAGATCTGACCTGTTGAGCCAGTCAGCTACTCCTGTTCGTAAAGTAACTTGGTCTTTAATAGTAGCCATCTAAATCTCCTAAATTTTAAATCTGTTTGAAATGCCACCTGTAAGTAGCTTTGGGTATTCCTCTCTTATTATTCTTTTTAATTTTTCTACTTGAGCAGGATATTTAATAAAATCAGCAGAATGAACATCAATGTTATATTTAGTGTATATATCAATTGCCACAATATCTGGTATTATCGCAAAACTTTTCATTGTTGTATTACCATTACTGACTTGTCTCATATCTTGAGCATAGTCTAAATAATCTTGCACATTTTGAGTCGCTACTCCTCTACCTTCTTTGACTCCAGCTTTTATTGCACTCATATAGTGTCCTTATATAAAATAACCCCGAGAAAAAACCCGGGGTTATAGTTGGCTTAATTAGCCGCTTAGGTTGTCAACTAGACCAGAAGCACTTGGGTTCAAGCACTCTAGAGTAGTTTCATGTACCATTAGCGCACGTAGTCTATCACCATCTTCAGAGATATCTCTGTGATGTAATGGACGTAGTGTTGCTAATTTAAACATTGATGAATCATATACTAAGATATTATCATCACCAGCTGCGTTAGCTGCACCCGCACCAGAACCGGTATGGCCCATGATGTAGTTAGGGACTACCTGTACAACTCCAAAATCAGTTTCATAAATCTCTACTGATTGACGAAGTTTTCCAGACTCATCGATATTACGACGAACGTTTCCATTAGAAACTTGTCCTTGTGCTGCTGTTGAGAAGCTACGCTTAAGACGTGGTGACATCATAAGAGTAGTAGGTCTTCCGCCGTTTTCCCAAGCTGCTTGCATTACTTGATCTACTTGAGATAAAGTAAATGCTGCTGCTGAGCCTGCAGATACAGGAATGTCAGCACCAGTTCCAGCGCCTGCTGAGATTGCACCACCTGAAGCATTAACAGTATTAGCTGCCTTTACCCAAGATTGGTATCCACCCATGACACGGTTACCTGAAGAAGACTTAACGCCTTTTCCAGTTGTTAAAGCCCACTCGATATCACGCATCAATTCCTTACCACGTTTTTCAGACTGATATTTAAATTCAGACTTACGACCTGCTTTAGATACATTTTCCATAGTACCTGAAACTTCAATCGACTTAGTAAAGATTTGCGTTTTGTTATTTAAACGAGCTACAACTGGACCAGTTGAAGGCGTGCTTGGGAAAGCCGCGCCCTCAGCGTTATTATTCGCTGCTGGTGCTTGTAATTCGTCAGTTGACCATTCATGTAAAATTGCTGTAGCTTTTGATCTACCACAAGAGGACATAAACGGTGTATCATCACGAACAATATTAGAAATAAAGTTCGCAAGATCCTCGCGGTTACTTGCCGCGTTCGTTGCCGTTGTAAACGTTGTTGCCAAAATATTCTCCTATTTGACTAGTTGAAGAGTTCGGAGTTATCAAATATACTATCGTAAGTTTCATCGCTAAGAACTTTTAAATCTTTTTCAGATCCTTTTCCTTTAGCAATTCGTTTACGAGCATCAACACTCTTTGTCTTCACTTTGTTTTGTTTTGAAACAGGCTTTTTAGCAGATACTGTTTTAACAGGAACTTTTTTGCGTTTCTTAGCTCCTGTAGAAGCAGATGTTTTTAATACACGGTAGTCATTAATAAATTTAGCAATAAGCGGTGATGCAATTGTATTAACAAATTCCTCAGGAATTCCTTGTTCAACTGCAAACGCATAATTATCTTGCGCCATTTTATCTGACCAGTCAGGAATTAATGTCTTGATTTCTTTTTGAAAAATCTTTACATTTTTTTCTGCTGTTTTACGATACTCTTCTTCTTGAGCCTCGATCATTTTATCCGTTGTTTTACTACGTTCAGCTTTACGCTTGGTATATTCATCTTCTAAAGATCTGTACTTATATTGTAGTGTTGCTAAATCATCATCAACTCCTTCAACATAACCATCTTTAGCCATTTTGTCCATAACATCTTTTCGGCTTTGTAGTAAAGCTAGATCTCTATCATCTTGCTGTTTAAGTAAATCCTCATTTATTTTTTGAAATACTTGGGATTTTTCTTTCTCAGTTTCTATCTCTTTAGCTTGTTCCGCCAGTTCTTGACCTTTTTTAGTCTGGCTCTGATTAGTTTGATAACCTTTGATTAACTCTTCTATTGTTACTTCAGATTCTGTACCATCCACTTTAACTGGTACAAGATATTCTAAATCAAGTTCACCATCCTCTATTTCATCAGATTCTTCGTCTTGGGTAGATTCCTCATCCTCATCGTCCTCTTCTTCCGTAGCGTCATCATCCTCATCATCATCAACATTTTCAGCGTCCTCTTCAGCGGGGTCTAGATCTTCGCCTTCAAGTTCTTCTGTGGATTCGTCATCTTCTTGGATAGATTCAACTTCCTCTGTATCATCTAAAGCAGGAGTTAATGTACCTCTTTCTACTGCTCTGTCTAATAAAGTATCTATTGCATCGTCCATCGGATTATCAAATCCAGATTCACTCGTGTTTACATCATCCGTTTGGGTAGAATTTTCACTCATAAATATCATCTCCTATATAATTAAGAGAGTCTTGAACAACTCTCATCATCTCTCATCAGGGTTCTTCAAGAACCTCTATTTTTTTCCTTTTGTTACTGTAGGCTTTTTCATCGATTCTAACTTTTCTTTTAAGTTCAACATATCTAAACATGCTGTTGAATTAACTCTAGCGTATGATGCGCCAAGCCCAATGTCACTAATCATAACACTTGCCATTGAATCTAATTGTTCAATAGCTTTGTCTAACCTTTCATTCTCAACCATCATCATCTCCTTCCATCTCCATGGTTTTGTTGTTTTTAGCTGTAACAGCTCTTTCTATATTTGACTGCACAGCTCCTAATGAAACCACTTGATGATAAATAAATTCACGAGCTTGAGTTTCATGGTGTTTCGTAGTAATCCAAGCTTTAAATAAATCATTCATCAAGTCTTCATATACAAATGTCATTGTGTCTTTTATATCTTCACATTGCCATCCTTTCTGTAGAACACGTTGACTGTCATCATAAGGTGTAACCTTTTTAGGTTTACCTCCAACAGACACGTGTTCTTTATGCCTTTTATAATCACCCATCTCTCATCAATCTCCCTAATGATTACGCTTTTGAAACTAACGTAGTATGAACAACAGATCCAGGAGTAGTAGTAGTACCTGTTACTCCATCTGCGTTACTAACTTGTACTAGTAAATCACCTGTTGCAACTACCACTGCGGTTGCTCCGTCTGCTCTTACAATAGAACCAGTTAATCTACCTGCTGCGTCAACTGTGAAAGCTGACGGCTTAATATAAGTTAATGCTGACGCATCATAAAACCATATCTCACCCATTTTGCATTCCTCCTTGCATTTGCTGCATTTGCTGCATTTGTTGTTGTTGCTGCTGTTGTTGCTCTGCAGCTTGCTTTTCTATTTCTTCCGTGTCTTGGTATAGACCTTGGAAGTCTACAGGAATCTTAACAGGTAGTACCGCACCTTCAGTTCCTTCGGCTTTAATCTTAATCTCAGCCCAGTTTCTATTACTTTCGTCTTCTGCTTCAAGTAATTGACGCTTGTTATCTATCTTCTTATTATCTATCTCAGCTTTAATAAGACTAGTATTAGCAGCATTTTGTGCTTGAGCAGCTTGATTCGAAGCTTGTTCTTGTTGCTGTCTTTCTTGTTCTTTAGCTTCAATCTGCTGCATAACCTCTGGATTATCTGGATCTACAAAATAATCAAGTGGGTCTAATCCCATAGCAGTAACCATTTTAACACCTAAATTAAAAGCGGCGTTTTGTGATATATACTTTCTAGACGTGGGATCTTGCGCCATAAGTGGAATTAACTCTCCAACCTGTTGCAACTTCTGCTGCATGTTGATATTAGAGTTTTCGCCAAGGTTAGCTTGAATATCTAAATCTAAATTAGAAGGAATCATTTGCAAATCACTTGGAGATATAGAAGCATAACCTTTATCAGTCTTATACATCATATCTTCTTTAATGTTTTGTTTCATCTCTTTCAATAAACCACGACACAGATCTTTAAAACCTGTTTCCATAAATCTTCTAGCAATATGCTCAATACGGATTTGAGCCGCACTTTGAGTTTGAGCTATCTTAGCTTCTGAGTTTCCAGATACATATAATGCATCATTTAAACCCATAGCAGCTTTTGTTAAACCTGTTGATTGCTCTTTCTGTAACTGAAGATATTCTAACATACCTTGAGTTCCAGGTGATATTGGATCAGGACCTATTTGTTGTACTGAGTTAACAGCTGGACCATTAGTAGCAATAACTTGTTTAGGCACAGGGTTTTGTAATGCTGAAAAGTCTACAACATTTGGATCGGCTAATGTTCTACCGTAGTTACCAAAATAAACATTTTCTACAAAACCTCTTAATATAGCCGTAGTAGCTTGCATTTGCGGGCGTACCATATCAGCTAAAGATAAACCATGATATTCATGAGGAATCTCTACTGGATTTAAATCAGCTACAGGTATATAAGATACATCATCTTCTTGAAGTATATCATTACCAGCTTTAATAACATGCTTAAGCTCAGCAACTCCATCTCCATCCCTGTCAGATCTAATCCAACATTCAATAACTTCTAATACTGTATTAGCTTCATCAGAATCATCTAATGCCTCATTAGCTAACCAGTTGTCAATACCAACAGAATCTTTTCTTGATGATATCTCTTGAGACCAGGACATACCGCGACCGACTTCAGCATTCTCACCAATCTCTGACAAGTCCTTTTGAAAATCAGGAAACATTTGTCTTATTTCAGAATAACTAAGCTCAACAACTTTAGCTACAAAAGTAGCGTCTTGAATGCTCTTAGCGTCTTTGTTGATTAAGAATGCCTCAGGAGGTATAGCTTCAATAATAACTTTAGATTTATCTAGAGTCCTACGAAGTCTTACATTTTGATAGACTTGTTCCTGTGGTCCAGGCTCATAATTTTCTGTAACTTCTAAATCCCCAACAATCTCTACAAGTGGATCTGCAAGAAGTTCATCTAGTACTGTCTCAGAAATCTGATCGTACTCTTCCATCTCGTACTCAGAATCTTCAACCCATGACCAGCTTAATGTTCCATTACCATATAAATAAGCAGACTTAACCCAGGTGTTAATTGTTTTCCACCCGTCATTCTTATTAAATATACAGTAGTTAACTAGGTCTGAAGCTACTTTAGCCTGGTGAATATCACGCGGCTTCATACTTCTAGGTACAAAGTTAGCAAGTTTATTATTGTCTAGTAACAGCTTTGTTGTTAAAGCAGTATAACTTTCAATAACCTCTGTAGTATCAGAAGATACAATCTTACTAACTCCCTGAGGTTTTAAATCACCTAGCGGTGACATATTAAACTCATACGTAGCATTTTCTCTTCTGGAAGACAGATCACCTGCTCCCGTTAGACCTCCAATACTATTACGAACTTTTGAATCAATTTGAGCAATGAGTTCGTCATTAGTTACTTTTTTCAATTCCATACTCTCTCTCTCCGTTACAGCCAATTAGTCTCGTCTGTGTATGTATGTTGATTTAGTTCTCCAAAGGAGAAACGTTGATTTGTTAAAGAATGACCATGAGTCCTGTAAGCTTCACAAGTAATAGCTAATGCCATCACAGTATCATCATGATGACCTGTTGCAGCTTGCATCCTGTTATTCTCACCTACTAATATGTAATTCCTTAATTCATCTAAAATCAAGCTTGATGGGATATTTATATCATAATCCTTAACCATAGCTTGTAAGTTAGATATTATAGGCACTTTCGTGCTTACTGTAGTTTTAAATCCATATGAATTTATATCATTGCCAAGTCTTACATTAGCAGTCTTTCTTTGCTGATATAAGTTTGGATAATTCATAGAGTGTAGTTGTTGTATTGTAGCTAGTCCAATTGAGTTAGATTCAGGAGCCAGCAAACAATTGTTATACCACCTACCTAAATAAAATAGAACGTGCCCAAAGAATACAGGATCAATCCTGTTATTTCTATACAGGGCTACAACATTTCTTTCATTGTCCATAACAACTGCTGCGGAATAGTCTCCGCCCACACCCCCGGCGACATCCCCGCCGACAAGATATTTCTTATCTCTTTTAGGTGGTTCCCACACATGCAAGTCTCCTTCGATATCCTCGTCGAAACTTGCGTACTCTCTATTAAACTTTCTTATTGACTCAGGTGCTGAGTGTATATACTGATTGATTACTTCAACATCAAATACATTTGAACCTGATTGGATGAAGCTTTCCTGAGCCGTGAACGGATATTCCTGTTTGAATAAAATAGTTGATGTCTCTGCAATCTTAATTCTGCGCCAGTATATCTGCTCATCATCTAAATCCCATTCATCTTTAATCTTCTGTTCTTCAGATGTTAGTTCTAAACCATCTGGCACTGCAATTCTGTATTCGTCCTGGATATACCAAGGCACAAACAAAGATGTAAAATTTCCTATTTTTTTCTCTGCTTTATTCCATAAATCGTAGTACACACCCTGCGCCCCGTTCGACGTAGAGTTGATAATAATTATACTTCCAGGAGAGAGTGAAATAGACTGGAATAGTCCAGCCATAACCTTCTCCGCACTCTGGAAAAATGCAGTCTCATCACACAGTAAAGCTGTGTTAGTTGTACCGCGACCCGGGTTATCCGCACCTGCAGTAAAACAACGATACATAGATCCATTCTCTTCGAACTTCATTTCTCTTTTATTTGAAGCACTTAATATAGGCTTTATATCCTTTGGCAAATCCTCGTAGAAAGTTTTAGACATACTAAATATACTTTCTGTCGTGGGTTTATCTAAAGATATAATAACCGCTCTGGTAGAATTATAAAACAAAGCTCTATGAAAAATAAGTGCTGAGCTAATTGTACTGAAACCAGCTTGACGATACTTAGAGATAATCATTCTGACATGTCCCTTAGTCTTCATCTGCCTAGTAAATTCATCAACTACTAATTTTTGTGCCTTGTTTATATTTAATTTAATCTTACCCAGCGCGGCATCCTTCGGATAAATATATAAACATTCATTAATAAAAGCTTCTGGATTATTCTTCCAGTACTCCCATTGTTTTCTTTTCTCAAGCTCTTCAACTACTTCCAACAACTCATCATCGCTTGCCATTGTGTCTCCTACTTCTCGTTACCTACAAGCTGTAATACTCTAGCCTGCAGATCTTCTGTCGAAACATCTTTAACATTTTCCTTAATCACCTCAGCATCTGCTGTAGGTTCTATAAATTTATTTGCTTCTATAATAGCTTTCATTGCTAAACTATCACCTGCAGTCGTAGCTTGCGCAAAGTTCCTCCTTGCAATCTCTACTAGCATATCAGCAGGACTCAATCCTTCACCTCTACTGAAAGCCTCTTTAGTTAATGTTAATTTATTTTTTGAGCCAATCGGTTTTCCCTTAGGATTCCCGGACTCCCCTTTC